TGGATTTAACAACCCTATTCTTATAGATAAAGACAACGGCATTATAGCTGGGCATGGAAGACTAGAAGCTGCTAAAAAGCTAGGATTAACAGAAGCACCAACTATTAGACTAGAGCATTTAACTGACTCTCAACGCAAAGCGTATATATTAGCTGACAACAGAATAGCTATTAACAGCGGATGGGATACGGAATTATTATCACTGGAACTAAAAGACCTAGACGCAGATTTTGATTTAGAAATGCTAGGCTTTGACCCTAAAGAACTTGCAGCACTACTAAACCCAGAACAAATAGAAGGCTTAACAGATGAAGATGCTGTACCAGAGCTTCCTGATGAACCCACAACAAAGCTAGGGGATATATACCAACTAGGCAACCATAGGTTAATGTGTGGCGATAGCACAAGTATAGATGCGGTAGAAAAGCTAATGGATGGCGATATAATTGATATGGTATTTACCGACCCTCCATATAGAATGGAAGCAGAAGGTGGAAGTAATCAACCAATAGGAAGAGCTGCAGCAAAACTAGGCGAAGCTATAAAACATTTATGTGATTTTGACCCTATTGCATTTTTAAATACATTACCTACTGTATTTGATAAGAATAAATTAAATTGCTATATATTTTGCAATAAAGATTTAGTTCCAGATTATTTAAAATGGGCAGTTGATGCAGGATATAATTTTAATATACTATTCTGGAAAAAACCTAATGCAATTCCATTAGGAGGTCAACATAGACCTGATGTAGAATATTTATTGTTTTTTAGAAAATCTGCAATTTGGAACAATGCTGTGCCAAATGTAAATTATTCTAAATCATTAGAGTATAATAGAGAATCTGGATTGCATCCAACGATGAAACCAGTTTCAATGATAGAAAATCAATTATTAATTTCATCTAATAACAATTCTATTGTTATGGATTTCTTTGGAGGCTCTGGAAGCACACTAATAGCTTGTGAAAAACAAAATAGACAGGCTAGATTAATGGAACTAGACCCAAAGTACTGTGATGTTATAATAAAACGCTGGGAAGACTTTACAGGTAAAAAGGCGGAACTATTATGATATTTAGCAGATGGACTGTAGTATATAAACATGACCAATCACCGATAGAAGAATGTTTGTATGTACACAAGGCACACGCTATAAAAAAACATAATTTAATGAATAATAAAGATAAATGCGAAGTAAAGAAAATATCTCTTATGAATCAAGAGTTTGCTGAACATTTAGCTAAAAGCTCTGTGTCACTTTCGGACTTATAAAAAGGAAAGTATATGGCACAAGGAATACAACACGAACCTACTGAAGATAATAGAAAGCTTGTACGCAATTTAGCTGCTGTTGGGACTAAATATGAAGACATTGGTTTAAAGCTTGAAATATCAGCAGACACTTTAGTAAAATATTATAAGAAAGAATTAGATGATGGTCGTATAGACGCTAATGCTGCTATCGCACAAAGTTTATTTGGTGCTGCAAAATCTGGGAATACATCTGCACAAATGTTTTGGTTAAAAACTAGAGCAGGGTGGAAAGAAACTAATTCGTTAGAGTTATCTGGTGCAAATGGTGGTGCTATAACAATTATAAGTAAAATTAATGTCAAAGATTGAGTTAGATTACGACCCCAGAACTCCTCAAGCAGACATACACCAAGCTGTTCATAAGAATAGATTTGTAGTTGTTGTAGCTCACAGAAGAATGGGAAAAACGGTGTGTGCTATAAACCAGCTAATCTACAGTGCAATAAATTGCAAGCTAAAGAATCCAAGATACGCCCTTATAAGCCCTACTTACTCACAAAGTAAAAGAGTGGCATGGGATATGCTGACAGAATATACAAGACCATTACAAGCTGAAAATAACATTGCAGAGTTAAGGTCTGACTTCCTAGACGGAAGACGAATAAGCTTATATGGTGCAGATAACATTGATACACTGCGAGGTATATACCTAGATGGCGTAGTGATTGACGAATACGCACAGATTAACCCCAGTTTGTTTAGTGAGATTATACGACCAGCCATTGCCGACAGAAAAGGCTGGGTAATGTTTATTGGTACTCCCAAAGGCAGAAACCATTTTGCTACATTACGAGATAAAGCAAAGCCAGGTAAAGACGGATGGAAGCTGCTAGAGTTTAAAGCTAGTGAAACTGGATTAGTAGACCAGGATGAATTAGATGCAGCCAAAAAAGAAATGGGTGAGGATAAATACTCACAAGAGTTTGAAGTAAACTTTCACACTCCAGTTGAAGGTGCTTACTACGGAACTATCATTAACGACCTAGAGTTTAAAAGTCAGATATGTGACGTGCTAAAAGATGACATAGCTAAAACCTTTTGCTCTTGGGATTTAGGTATGGGAGATTCTACTGCAATATTTGTTGCACAGATTATAGGACAAGAAATTCACATCATTGACTACATGGAAAATCATGGCAAAGGTCTGGACTTCTATGTTAATTGGTTAAGAGATAAACGATATGACACAGCAGAAATGCTGCTGCCACATGACATTCAAGTAAGGGAGCTAGGTACTGGAAAGTCAAGGCTAGAGGTATTACAAGAATCAGGGTTAAATTGCAGGGTAGTTGCTAAACTTGGAATAGATGATGGAATTCAGGCGGTGCGTAGAATACTTCCTCGCTGCTGGTTTGATACCAAAGTAAAAGATGCAGTTGATTTATTACGGAACTATCGCAGAGAATATGACGAAAAGCGTGACGTGTTCTTTGACAAACCTGTCCATGACTTCACCTCTCATTGTGCAGATAGCTTTAGATATTTAGCTATCGGATTAGATGAACGAGATGACGGATGGAGCAAACCACTTGAGATTAATAAACAATGGATAGTATAAATGAAAGATAAATATAAAGACTTTGATATTGATTCAGACGATAACTTAACATTAGTTAATCTTATTGGGTCGCATATTGATGATTCGCTAGGATACATTTCTACCGACACATCTCTTGAACGACAAAGGGCTTTAGAGTATTACATGAGAGAACCCTATGGCAATGAAGTTGAAGGGCGTAGCCAAATTGTAACTGGTGAAGTTGCCGAAGCTGTAGACGGTGCATTACCACAGATTATGAAAGTGTTTACCCAATCTAATAACGCAGTGGTGTTTGAGCCAGTAAATGAAGGTGATGCAGAGATGGCTGAACAAGCAACAGCTTATGTAAACCACATTTTTAATAAAGACAATGATGGTTTTGAAATAATGAACTCATGGTTTAAAGATGCTCTGCTTCAAAAAGTAGGCGTAGTAAAAGCTTATTGGGATGACAAAAAAAATACAACTAAAGAGAAATACCAAAACCTAACTGAAGATGAACTTGCAATGATTATGCAAGACGAAGAAGTTGAAATTGTTTCTCAAGATACTGTTGAAGAAATTATAGAGCAAGACCCACAACCAATGGTTGACCCTATGACTGGACAGCCTGTAATAGATGAGATGGGTATGCCAATGATGATGGAAGTACCTCCCATTATTAATGTTTATTACAATGTAAAATGTAAACGCACCATAGATTCATCTAAAGTTAAAATAGAATCAGTTGCACCAGAAGAGTTTTTAATTGATAAAAGAGCAGTAACTATTGACGATGCAACCTTTGTTGCTCAACGTAGTTTAGTTCCACGCTCTGAATTGATTGCTATGGGTTACGACCCTAAAGTAGTAGAAACATTATCTACTGGCGACACACTAGACTTTACTCCAGAAAGAATTGCACGTTACAGCAACGGTGAAGAACCATTTAGCACTAATGACGTTAATGATGAATCAATGGAGTTGATTGAGTATTATGAATGTTATGTAAAAACTGATTTAGATGAGGATGGCATAGCCGAGCTACACAGAGTTTGCTACGCAGACAACAAGGTATTGATGCACGAAGAATGTGACTATGTTCCGTTCCATAGTGTTTGCCCAATACCTATCCCTCATAAATTCTTTGGTCAGTCGTTAGCTGACAGGACAATGGATTTGCAACTGGTTAAATCTACTATTACCAGACAGATGCTAGACAACCTTTACCTTACTAACAACTACCGAGTAGGTGCAGTAGAAGGACAAGTCAACCTTGATGACCTTCTTACATCTACAGCAGGTGGCGTAATAAGGATTAAAAACCCTAATGCGTTAGTACCTTTATCAGTGCAATCAAGTGCAGGGCAATCATTTCCTATGCTTGAGTATTTGGATACTATTCAAGCTAAACGAACTGGCGTATCAGAAGCTTCACAAGGGCTTGATGCCAACATATTACAGAATGTAACTGCTACAGCAGTATCTGCTATGTCAAATGCAGCAGGTGGCAAGATAGAACTTATAGCTCGTATCTTTGCTGAAACAGGCGTTTCATCCTTAATGATGGGAATATTACAGTTAGTTTGTAAATACCAAGACAAAGAACGCATCATTAAAATTAACAACAGTTATGTTCCAATGAACCCTAGAGAGTGGACCACACAGTACAACCTTACGGTTAATGTGGGATTAGGTACTGGTAGCAAATCAGAGCAGTTAGCTGTTATGCAAATGATTCTTGATAAACAAGAGCAGATGCTGACACAGTATGGACTAGGTAATCCTCTAGTAAGTATTAAACAATACCGAGATACCCTAGCTAAATTTGTCAACATGGCTGGATTTAAAGATGAGTCTGGATTCTTAAAAAATCTTACTCAAGAAGAGTCTGACCAATTAGCTCAACAACAAGCACAACAACCACAGACTGACCCTAATACTGAAGCAGCTAAAATACTTGCACAAGTAGAACAAGAAAAAGCACAGATGCAAATGCAAGCCAAAATGGCTGAACTAGAATTAGACAAACAACGACTAGAACTTAAAGTGCAAAAAGAAATGCTTGAGCTGCAACAAAAACAAGCACAGTTTGAATCAGAAATGGCTATCAAAGAAATGCAACTAATGCAAAAAGCACAGAATGATAACCAGAAAAATGACATAACTCAATCTAAAGAACTCATAAACGCTTTAGATAAGATTAATAAAATTGCAGGTATGTAATGACCAAATCAGAAGCTTTTAGAAACCTTTTGCAAAGTCAAGAACTCAATGACGAAATGCAGGAGATGCAAAACGAACTAACCGAACTAATTATTAACTCTGATTCTGACCAACAAAAAGTCCGAGAGGATGCTTACGTCAGGATTAAAGTTATCAACGAAATCATGAACCGCTTTAAATCTATTGCAAAAGACGATGAGATTAAAGACAGGGCATGGAAGATATTATAGGCATTTGCCTTTAATGGGTATCCTCCCCTAGAGGAAATTAAGGAAACACCATGAGTGAAGAAACCATGACTCCCCAAGAGGGAAGTGGAGAACTAACAATGTCAGATGCAACTTCTGCTATAGAAGGCATGTTATCTGCAAGCGAGGACTCCAACGAGCAACCAGAAGCTGTAGAAGAACAGGTTGAGCAAGTAGAAGAAGTAGAGGAAACGGAAGAAGAAGTTGAGTATGAGGCTGAAGAAGTTGAAGAAGCTGAAAGCGAAACTGAAGAAGAAGATGACTCCGAGTATGAGGATGAAGAAGTAGTTGAGGAAGAACAAACTTTCACCATAAAAGCAGCAGGTGAAGAAAAACAAGTTACCCTTGATGAGCTTAAAAAATCTTATCAACTTGGCTCTGATTATACAAAAAAGACTCAAGAAGTAGCAGAACAGCGAAAAGTTATTGAACAAGAAGCTAAAGCTATTATTGAGGCTAGACAAGTTAGGGACAATTATTCACAGAAATTGCAGGCAGTAGAACAGTTTTTGGTTGGCAGTAATGACCGACCAGAAGATTTGGCTGCAATGAAAGAGAACGACCCAATAGGATATGCAGTTAAGGTCGCAGAAATGACCGAGAAGAAAGACCAATTACAGCTAGTGCAAGCTGAACAAAGACGCATTGCTCAAGAGC